AAAAAATCGATTTTTTCAATGTTATTGTCATCTAAGAATTCTTTAAAACTAAATGTTGGTACACTTTCAGAAATGTTGTCCCAACTGATTTCTATTTTCTTTTTATCTGTAATTGCCCCTTGAATTATTTTTACATTTTCTCGACCAACATTTTTTTTCAATACCTCAACTTGATATGATAAAGGTTCCACAACAAAACATTGTTTAGGATTTTTTGGTAATATTGAATATGTAAACGGCCCTAAAGAAGCCCCCAAATCTACAACAACATCCCCCTCCTCAACCTGAAAAATTCTTTCATAGATATTACCCTCAAATATTTCTTTGGTTACGGCATTTACATACCATTCACTTTTCTTTCCCCAATCAAATGAATGGTCGTTAAAATTTTTGTTCATTAATTTTTTATTTATTATTTTGTTTATTTCAAAAATAACCATTTCGGATGTTATTTGTTTTGTACATTCAAACATCCTTTCAGTTTCTTTATGTAATGGACACCAATTCCAGTCACCCGCGTCTAATCTTTCTTTATTGAAACATCCATGACAGACGTTTTCATTTATTACCCGATAAGTGTCCAAAGTAGTTTCTGTCCATTTTTCACTAAAACCTGAAATCAAAACAATTGGTAGTTCGCAAGCCCATGCTAACCATGACAACCCTGACCCAAGACCAACAAAAAATTCACAAGTTGACAGATCGTCAATAACTTCTTGTAAATCACCTCCTTTGAATATTTTTACACCTTTTGGGTAATTGTTATTCATGTAACTATCTCCTTCTCTTGAGTAAATCATACATTCATATCCTTGTAATGTGAGATAATCAACAACTTCTTGCCAACCATTTGGGTTGTTCCAATATTTTGCCTGTGCCGTTGAGTGAAATCCAATACCAACCTTTTTTTGTTTTTTTACTTTTGGTAAATTTAATTTGGGTCTAATTTCTGTATAATCTAATCCTAAGATGTCACTAGCTGTTTTTTGAAGTGGGTGACTTTTAACATCGAATTTGTGATTATTTAAATTAATTTCCCCGTCGTCTTTATAAAACCACCCTAATTTGTATTGTGCATAAACGTTATAAACAAGTTCACCAGGTTCTACAAATTCAATATCGGGGTATTGATCTTCAAACAAGAAGTTCATAAATGTAGAAACTATTAGTTCACAGTCGTGTTTTTTTCTAAACTCCTCACAATATGGAAACCAAGCCATTGTATCACCCAATGATTTAGAACCAAATGAAATATAAACCCTACGACCTTTTAAATCTAAAGTGTTTTCATAAATCAATTCATTGTTCTCTCTAATTTCAGTTTTCCATTTTGTGTAATATTCTCTATTAAGTTTTACCCAATGATTTATTTTTGATTTATTGTAATATATTAAATCTTCTCCATCAAAATATTTAATTTCAAAATCATTGTCACTTTCACCTAAGACTTCTAAAAATGGATTAACAACAAAATGTTGATTAATCACATAATCATTTTTTATTTTAAAATTTGAAACAAACGGTGACTCCATAACTTTATTATAGAAACTCAACAATTGAGTACCAAAATCTTTTTCTATTTTCAACTTGTAACTATTAGTTTCTGAAATTAAATTTAATAAGTCGTTTTTAATTTGTTCGGGATTATTACTAGATATTGGATAAATGTAATTTGAAAACATATTCACATACTGAGGAAGATCTCTTGCTAATATCTTCAAACCATAATTTATTGATTCTCTAATAACTAAAGGATTACATTCCCAAGTAGAATTAAACATTAAAGCGTCAGACGCAATCATAAATTTCTCAACGTCATTTCTTTCGCCCCAAACAGTTACATTACTTGGTAAACTATCCATTATAGGTTTCCAATAATCTTCAAAATTTGGCGCTTGATTTCCAATGAAATGAAAATGAATATCAGGATGAGAATTTTCTAAAAGTCTTGCAACCTCAACTCCTTCTTTTTGATTTTTACCTGATGTCCATAACCCAACATTTATTATGTGTGTTTTCATAGAGTCCAATCCCAATTCATTTCTTACCTCAATTTTTTTCAAAAGTGGAACTTTATGATCGTCATAAAATATTTCTAATTCATTCAGAATTGGTTTAACCTTATCTTCATATGGATAAATTATTAAATCTTTAGGTGATACCGTATTTTTAAATGAAACTTCGCCGTGGTAAGGTGTTACAAAACAATAATAATCAGGATTTAATCTTTTGTTGTTGTTACCATCAAACCAAATGTTATGACATGTCTCAACAATTTTATATGATCTTGAGTTATCATAAAGTTCATTTAACAACTCAAAAGGTATTTTATTAAAACTCTCAAACGCCTCAGGTAATTCTTCTGAATGAACAATATCAATATTATTTTCTTTTATAATTTTTATAAGATTATATTTTTTTTCGGTTTCTGTTGTACCACCCAACGAATAAAAATGATCTTTACCCAATAACTCTATGATTTTATTTCTTTGGACAATGTATGTGTCACTAAATTGTGAATATTCGATCAAAAAAATCTCAATCTCATCTTTGTATTTTTGTAGTAATTCAATTCTTTTTAAAACAAATTGTGGCATTCCACCAGTTGATAGGTGGGGTGTTAAGTATAACAATCTAATCTTTTTCATGGATAAAAAATAAGTTTATAGTTGGTAAACTAAAGTATTTATAGAATAAAGAAAAATGCCAAATTCAATAAAATACTCTACAACAGGAGATACCCAATCAATAAAAAAGGGTAATTTATATTTTGGTGTTGGGGATGTTCCAAAAGGGCCAAGTGCCGACACCAACTATTACAATGGTATTACTCCTGCAACTAATGGGTATACTGTTTATAGATATGAACCAACTGAAAATAGTAAATTGGCATTTTATATCAACCCAACATGATCTGATTTGGTGACGTACACAAACAATTTTTTAAATCAAGATTTCTCAACGGCAACTGAATGTGTTAATTAGTTTAACACTCAAACTAATTACGTATGTGTCAACAAAGATTATGACCCAATTATAACTTCAGGTTTGACTCTTTGTTTAGATGCTTCATTTACACCATCATATTTTACATCAGGGAATACATGTTACGATTTATCATATAATTCTTTATCCACAACATTAGTCAATGGGCCAACTTTTGATTCGGCTAATGGGGGATCTTTGTTGTTTGATGGTACTAATGATCAATGTGTTGTTACCTCAAATGGTTTTGGGACATTCAATAATCAAAAATACACAATAGAAGCTTGAGTAAAATTCACAAGTAATAGTGGTGACATCCCAATCTTTAGTTATGACTTCACAAGTTTTAACCCACCATATTACTCAGTACACCTTAGAAACACAGGAACAGGTCAGATTTTTTTGGGTTGGAATATGGGTGGATTTGGTTCGAGTATTCAAACAGGAGGTACCGTAATTACTGCAGGTAATTGGTATTATGTTGTCGGTGTAGTTGAAAGTGGTAGACAACAAATTTATGTAAACAACGGTTTGTATGCTTTCGGATCTCAAACAGGGACAATAACTTATTATAACACCCCAGTATATGTTGGTTATTTCCCAAACGCACCTTTGGTTATGTATGGAAACATTGCGGTGGTTAGAGTTTATAATAGAGCATTTTTATCATCTGAAGTGGCACAAAATTGGAATGCACAAAAATCAAGGTTTGGATATTAAAAAAGATAGATTTTATACCATTTTGATTTATATTTTTTTATAATGAAAAATATTTGTATTGATGTTACGGGTTGTAGAGCTTTGGGAGATACTTTATGCGTTACACCAGTTGTTAGAAAAATATGTCAAACTTATGATAAAAAAGTCACGGTAATATCTCACCACCCTGAATTATTCTCCAACTCTCCTTATGTTGAAAACAGCTTCGGGTATGACACAACTATATTGAATTGGCTAAAAGACAATTGCGAAGTTCTTTCAACTTTTGATGTTTCATACAAAGAAAATGGTGTTTGTAACAAACATAATGTTATGGACATCAGACAACTTCACGCAATAAATTTAGGATTCATGTTAACAAAACATGAAATGACCTTAGATTATTTCCCGAAAGATGTGATACTTCTAGATCTACCAAAAAAATATGTTTTAATACATCCTGTACAAAATTGGAACTCAAGAACTTGGTCTACCAAAAATTGGCAAATATTAACCCAACTTTTAAATGAAAAAGGAATTCATGTTATTTCTATTGGAAAAGATTCTTCTGAGTTAGGAGGGTCAAATGTTGATAAACCAGTTTTCAACTTCCCAATTAAACTCGGATATAACTTAATGAATCAAACTACTTTGGATCAAACTTGGCACCTCATAAATAATTCGTCTTGTTTTGTTACCATGGATTCAGGTCTTTTACATTTAGCAGGAACAACTGACTGTGAAATATTACAATTAGGTAGCTCAATAAATCCTGAGTTTAGGTCACCATATCGAAACGGATCTCAAGAATACAAATATCGTTACGTAATAGGTGGGTGTCAACTACATTGCGCTTCTGACATGAAGTACGGAGTTAGAGAATGGGGTTCCATTCAAGGGGTGCCTTCATTGGTTGATTGTTTAGAAAAAAAAGAATCGTTCGAGTGTCATCCTCAAGTAATACAAGTTTATAAAAAAATATTAGAGATAATTTAATAAGGACCAAATTACTTTACAAAGTATTTATTGTAAAGTTGTATGGATTGTTCCGCATTAATTATTGAAAGTGTTAATTACGATGGTGAGTTGGCTAATATTATATTTACGCCAGACAATGAAGATATCTCAATAAATTTAGGAGATGTTGTGTTACCCTTTTTATTTGAGCCTTGTAATCTTGTACCTCCAAGAGAAAGATTCGGATTCTATACAATTTTGACATATAACCCAAGATGTACAAACTTCCTTAGAGTACCAAGAACAACCCCAACACCTACACCGACACCAACACCGACTCATACTCAGACACCAACCCCTACACCAACAATGACCCCTACACCTACGTTTGATCCTTGTTTGGTACCAACACCCACACCAACAGTTACTGTTACTGCAACAATAACCCCAACTCCTACACCAACCCCAACAGAAACTTGTACAAACCCTTGTGGGTGTCCAAACCCATCACAAACACCCGTACCAACAAATTCACCTTTACCTCCACCTCCACCACCTACATGTACAAACCCTTGTGGGTGTACTTTAACCCCAACGGTAACACCAACTCATACACCAACTCCCACACCAACTAACACACCAACTCCCACACCAACCCCAACAGAAACAACTGACGCTGCCTCTCTATGTGTACCATTATTTTTAGACAGAGACAATGCAACATCATCATCAAATTTATATTCTTATAACCCAACAACAAATATCACAACTTCGCTAGCACTACCTTTGTCTTCAGGATTTTTTGGTTTAATAATGGCTCAAACATCTAATAAATTGTGGATTTGTGAAAATTCAACTTACACAATTCGAGAATGGGACATAACAATTAACCCTTGGTCGGCAGTTTTTTCAAGAGACATTACATCACCTAGCGGGGTTCCAAGTTTGGGGGCCTTGGCAGGGGCTCTTTGTGTTTATAGAGATCCGATAACAAACATTGTAAATCCAAATCTTTTAGTATCCATGGGATTCCGTAGTGGCGGTGGTTTTGAACTTGTTTTAGTTGATATAAGTGGATCTGTATGGAGTAAAATACCAATATTCAATTTAACAACGTTGAGTGCCGATAGACAAGTAAGTGCTATTGTTATGAATACTAATTCTAAAATGATAACATTAAATTTTGATACAACTTTATCTCAAAAATATGTAACTCAATTTAAATATGTTTCGGGTTCTTGGCAAGTGGATATTGACATATTGATTCCAGTACCAACTTTAATTCATTCATTATTTCAATGGAATAATGATTTTTATATTGGTTCATATACCCCTTTAGGTTTTGGGGCTCTTAATTTAATACAAACTTCACAACCATATACTACCACATTTCTTGGAAATCTTTTACAATCTGAAACAATAGAGTCTTCTCAAATACCCGGTTGTGTAACATTGGAGTTTGATCCAGTTCAATTAAGTTGTGCGGTTTACAGTAGAGGTATTAATGGTTACATTGAAACTTACGATTTAATCAACAACACTTTAACACAAGTTACATTACCAAATGATAGTTTTAGTAATTTTCCTATAACACATACATCTACTAAATTGTGGAAAGCCGATCAGGCCAATAAACTAATAAATGAATGGACGACATCAACTCCGGCTTCTATGTCATTTGTAAGAACAATAACGGTTACGGCAACCTTACCAGGAAATGGTTGGTTATGGCCTATGGGATCAATTACAGACACAAGATTAATTATGTTTACAACAAATTTAGTTAATAGTATAAATGTAATTGAGATGGATATCACATTCAATACCGTCACAAACTCAGAAATTACACAATTGTTTCAAGTACAAGCACTTAATTTAGGTGAGTCAATAATGTATACCTCGAACAATAAAATCATATTAATGGCAAGAAAAAACTCGGCCCCTTATACGGATTTATATTTTATACAACAATATTCATACCCTAACGGTGTTTTGGAATTCGACATAAGTACTTTACCTCTCGGAGTTCCAAGTATATCGAGATATTATTCTTTATTTGAAGAATCTAATCGAATTTATATTGTTAGAATGGACTCAACAGGGACTTCTATTTTCTTGGTTGGTTTAACTCCGCCTCACACATTTACACCTGTTTGGTCATCAACAAGTACAAATTACGGAGTTTGGTCAGCATCAAGAACATGTAACACAGTTAATTTTTAAAAAATGCCACAAATACAACTATCAGGAATAACAGGATGCTCACCTTACAATATTATAGTTTGTGATGTTACATATTCTTTGTGTATTTTGGTTTATTCTTCAATCACACTACCTCCTTTAATTTCATTTGTACCACCACCACCACTTGATGTTGCCGAGAGTATTATTTTGGAAATACAAGATTCCTGTGGGTGTTCATCTTTTGTTGTACTAGAATGTCCTGACAAAGCAAAACTATTCCAAGACAGTACAATTTTATTGATGATGGATGGTGATGTCTATCTATTTCAGAATCAATAATATTTATAAAATAAAATGCCAAACTACGCTTTTCTTACGGATCAATTACCAGCACCTCCTTTGACATCAACGGATTTAATTCACGTTGTAATACCAACTGACTTGTCTCAAGGTAACCCTGCTGGTTCGTCCTACAAGGCAACTTTGGCACAAGTTGCTACGGCAATTGGTAGTGGGACATCAGGTACATCAGGGACATCAGGTACATCGGGAGCGAATGGAACTTCAGGTACAAATGGTACGTCAGGTATCAATGGAACTTCAGGTACAAATGGTACAAATGGAACTTCAGGTGCTAGTGGAACATCGGGTACTAACGGAACTAACGGTTCTTCAGGTACTTCGGGAACCAACGGTTCTTCAGGTGTGAATGGAACGTCGGGTACAAATGGAACTTCAGGCGTAAATGGTACTTCAGGTACAAATGGAACTTCAGGCGTAAATGGAACGTCGGGTACAAATGGAACAAATGGGACTTCGGGTACAAATGGAACAAATGGGACGAGCGGAACCTCTGCATTGGGGACAAGTGGTACTAATGGAACTTCAGGTACTAACGGGACAAGTGGTGCTAATGGTACTTCAGGTACTAACGGGACAAGTGGTGCTAATGGGACTAGCGGTTCTAATGGAACTTCAGGTACTGACGGAATTAATGGGACATCAGGTACTGACGGAATTAATGGGACATCAGGTACCAACGGTACTAATGGAAGTAGTGGGACATCAGCCGTAGGTACAAGTGGTACCGATGGAACATCAGGTATTAATGGAACTAGCGGTGTGAACGGTACTTCTGGTATCAACGGTACTAGTGGAATAAATGGAACATCAGGAACTAATGGTTTTGATGGGACTTCTGGAACAAATGGAACTTCAGGTACTGATGGAACTTCAGGTACTGATGGAACTTCGGGTGTAAATGGGACATCGGGTACAAACGGAACAAATGGGACATCGGGTACAAACGGAACTTCAGGTACAAATGGAACATCGGGTACAAACGGAACTTCAGGTACAAATGGAACAAATGGGACGAGCGGAACCTCTGCTTTGGGGACAAGTGGTACTAATGGAACTTCAGGTACTAATGGGACTGACGGGATTAATGGAACTTCGGGCACCAACGGTACTAATGGAACATCAGGTATTAATGGGACTAGTGGTACAAACGGTACAAACGGTACTTCTGGTATCAACGGTTCTAGTGGAATAAATGGAACATCAGGAACTAATGGTTTTGATGGGACTTCTGGAACAAGTGGAACTGATGGGACTTCAGGTAAAGATGGATCCGCCGGTACTAACGGAACATCAGGTACTACACCATTACCTTCTCAAGTAGATACGGTTACAAACAACAATGACCAAACATTTTTTCCTACATTTGTTGATTCCAATAACCCTACCGCTGTTCAAGAGTTTTTATACACAGACGTTGGATTTACATATAATCCATCAACAAATACTTTACAGGTTGACGGCTATGTTCGAACAGGTAATGGTAGTGTTTCTTTACCAAGTTTTTCTTTTAGTTCGGACACCAATTTGGGTCTTTATAGAATAGCACAAGATACCGTTGGTGTAACAACGGGTGGTCTTAGAAGAATGTCTATTGATAATGTTGGTACTGTCAATTTGGGTGCGGGGGCTTCAGGTTCAATGAATTTTGATTTAGAGGGGGGGGTTACAACAACTAACGCAACACCAACTACTTTAGTTACAATAACAACAAGTAATAATAGAAGATATACAGTCGAAGGTTGGGTAATTGGTGGGGCAATAAACCATACAATCGGTGGAAAAGTTTTAGGGGTTTTTGAACATGTAGGAGGTGTTTTAGCTGTTGTGGGAAGTCCAGTGACCACGTTGTTTGAAGATTTTCCTGGTCCCCCAACCTTTACCTTAGACACCAGCGGAACAACAATACGTTTAAGAGTTACAGGACAAGCGGGGACAAACATTTCTTGGTACGGTAAACTAGTTTATGTTATGTCGAAGGAGTAGACTCGGTGAACGTGTATTTTGTATCATGTTTACCTGGATACCTCAGCTTAAAACAATTTACATTTCTTGTATTTTACAATATTTTTATTTTTATGAAAATATTTGTACAAATTGCGTCTTATAGAGACCCACAGTTAATACCAACAATTCAAAACATGTTGGAAAATGCTAAAAATCCAAATAATTTAGTCATATCAATTGCAAGACAATTTAATCCTGAGGATAAATTTGATGACCTTTCGGAGTATGAAAATGACAAAAGATTTAAAATTTTAAACATAGATTATAAAGAATCAAAAGGTGTTTGTTGGGCAAGATACCTCACTCAACAACAATATGATGGAGAAGAGTATACATTACAAATAGACTCTCACATGAGATTTGAAAAAAATTGGGACAAAACTTTGATTGATATGATAAAAGATCTACAATCAAAAGGACACAAAAAACCTTTGTTGACAGGTTACGTGTCATCTTTTGACCCTGACAATGACCCAAAAGGTAGGGTTATGGAGCCTTGGAGAATGGCCTTTGACAGGTTCACACCTGAAGGTGTGGTTTTCTTTCTACCTGAAGTCATTCCAAATTGGAAAAAACTTGATGGTCCTATACCTGCAAGATTCTATTCGGCACACTTCTGTTTTACTTTAGGTGAATTTTCTAAAGAAGTACAACATGATCCCGAATTTTATTTCCACGGCGAAGAAATATCAATTACTGTAAGATCATTTACTCATGGTTATGATTTATTTCACCCACACAAAGTTGTTATATGGCACGAATACACACGAAAAGGAAGGACTAAACAATGGGACGATGACAAAAATTGGTATAAAAAAAATGAGGCGTGTCATATAAAAAACAGACAGTTGTTAGGCGTTGACGGTGAAATTTATAGTGGAGACACTAATGAGTGGTTTGGTACTGAAAGAAGTATACGTGACTATGAAAAGTATTCGGGGTTGTTGTTTGAAAAAAGAGCAATACAACAATATACATTAGATAAAAGTTATCCACCAAATCCATATGATTATAATACTGAAGATGAGTGGAAAGAAACTTTTTTATCAATATTCAAACATTGTATTGACGTTGACTTAAATAGACTACCTGAAACTGATTATGATTTTTGGGTTGTTGCATTTCACGACAAAAACGATGAAACAATATACAGACAAGACGCAGGTCTTGACGAAATAAACCGATTGAAAACAGATCCTGACGGTGTTGCTAAAATATGGAGAGAATTTAATACCCAAGAAAGACCAACTTATTGGGTAGTTTGGCCACACTCAACATCCAAAGGATGGTGTGAAAGAATTGTAGGAGCACTTTAATAATATGAATAAATTTTGTTTTTTATCTGAAGCTAATTACCCTAACTATACCAAAAGACTCAAGGACTACAACCTAAAACGTTATTTAGATTTGGGGCTTGATATACCATTTTATATCTCAACAAATCGACCTTACGATTTTTTAGAGTATGAAAATCACCCATTGATAAAAGTTTTTGATATTGAGGATTTAAGAAAAAATAATAAAAATTCACAACTTAATGAACCTTTACCAACGGACCCTAAAGGAATTTATCCCGCAAGGTACCCATGGAATCTTAGGCGTTTTATATTAAGAAAGGCAATCGAGGACGGATTCAATGGACTATTTTTTTTAGAGTGTGATACAAAAATATCTGATCACACAACAAAAGAAGATTTGATTTCTTTTATGAATGAAATTTATGAACCAAACACAGTTAAAACTTCTTCTGCTAGATTTGTATACAAAGATAGGCAACCAAATCAAGAGTTATTTTACTATCACCCAACTTACATAACGGACTTACAATTAAATTTTAATGATGATCAATACGACACTTTAGACGGTACTAATCAATTATTTTTTGGTGATTCTCAGAATTCTCTTTTAAAATTTTTAGATAATTGGGATTTTATTTGTGACTACGGTTATCAAAAAGGTTACGGTTATAAAACAGGATACTTATCTAATCTTTCATTTATAATACCAATGTCGGGATTTAGACTAATTCATAGACACACACCATTTGTTACGGATCATAAATTTGAAGATAGGTACTAATGGAGAAAAAACTAACGGTAGTTATTGTCGGTCATCTGCTTGATAACTTTATTTTTTATTTAAAATATCTAATACATAGCTTACCTGAAAGTCTTAAAGATTGTAAGTTTATTGTACATTATGATAATAGTGACGGGTTTGATGAAACGAAATCTCGTAATGAAATAGAAGGTTTGTTAAACTCCAAAAATTTAAATTACAAATTAAGTTTTAGTTTTGGTGGTTTAATTTCCTCAATAAAAAAATGTTTGGAAAAAATTGAAACCGATTATTATTTGTTTTTAGAACATGATTGGGTTTTCTTAAACAAAACTAATATAGAGTTTAATAAAGTTGTTGAGGTTTTTGACAAATATAATTTTGTTAATTGTGTATGGTTTAGTAAAGACGACAACACCCAACGTGGGTTTGAAATTTGTGAGGATCTTACTGGAAATATTACTCCGTTTGCTTTAGAAAAAAGAATTAAAGAATTAAATTTAATTACAACATGTCGATGGTCTAACAACCCTGTAGTATTTCGGACTTCGAAAATGAAAAAATGGTTTAGTGATTTTATAAATAATGAACACGTAGGCAAACTAAATCAAAGACAAGGTAATGTTGAGGAAAAAATGATTTCTGTTTATAGAGAATATATTTCTAAAAATAAATGGGACGAGATCAAAGATGATTGGGGTACTTACTTGTATGGTAACTTTAATGAAGGTCCTTATGTTGGTCATACCGACGCATCAAAAAGATATCAAGGATTAAGTAAAAGCCAACCAGAAATAAATGGAGAAAATTACATAAAAAAATATAAAAATGTTTAGTATTTTAGGATTGAATTTTGCTAACAAGGGTTATTTTATAAATCTACCTCAAAGTACTGATAGGTTGAAAAACGTTCGTAATTTAGAAAAAAAATACAACATCAAAGGTTTAGAAAGATTCGAAGCACTAACGGATGAATTACATGCCTATTCTTGTACTAAAAGTCATTTGAAAATATTTCAAAATTCCAAAGAACAAAATTTAGAAACTATTTTTGTTGCAGAAGACGATTTTAACATTGAAGACACTTCTTACTATCCCGGTCAACGTAAACACTTAAAACCAACTCTACAACAAGTCCACAAAGATTTACAAAAAGTTCATTGGGACGTTTTATTATTTGGTTGTAATCCGAAAGAAACTATGGTTAAAGTAACTGATTGTCTTTACACAATACCAAAAAGTACTGGAGCTTGGGCTTATATTATTAAAAAAAATGCTTATGAATACATTTTAGATAATTTGAATTATAGAAAAGATTACATAGCAATTGACGATTATTTACCTTTATTAAATTCCAAAGGTTTTACAACATTAACGACGGTACCCCTATTAATCAATCATGCGGTTGGTTTTGTATCTACATTACAACCAAGAGGTCCAGTAAATTACGATGTATGGATACAAGGGAACTATCATAATTTTGTGTACGACACAGAACAATTTAAAATAAAAAAAGTAGAACCAAATAAAATTCAAATACACCAATTAAAAAAAGTTTTTAAATAATATGAAAAACATAATAAAATCAATATTAAATTTTGAAAACAACAAAATTGACGCTTCAATTATTAGTAGTGAACAAATTTCTCATATTGTAAAAAACTTAACTGAAGTTTTACAAAAAAATCTTGAAGGGGATGTGGTTGAATTGGGTTGTTATGTTGGAGAATCATCCAAATATATTAGAAAAACATTGGATGTATTCGAATCTTCAAAAACCCTAACTGTGTTTGATTCTTTTGAGGGTTTACCTCCTTTGAGTGAGTATGAAATTAATACAGGATGGAAACCATCAACGTTAAAAACCACAGAAGACGTACTTAGAGGAAACTTTGAAAATAATGGGTTGACACCACCAAAAATAGTAAAAGGGTGGTTCAAAGACATTAATGAAGAAGATTTACCTGAAAAAATTTGTTTTGCTTTTTTAGACGGAGATTTTTACGATTCAATATACGATAGTTTGAAAAAGATATATGATAGAATGGTTGACGGTGGAGTTATTCTTTTTCACGATTTTAAAAGATTTGATTTGCCAGGTGTTGACGCTGCAATTAAAGTTTTTTTCAAACAAAAAAATATTCCATATAATTTAGAAGTTGTGTGTAGTCAATTAGGCAGACACGTTGTTGGCGGACCAATACCTGTTGTAAAAAGTAAAAAAATTACTTTGGTTACAGGTCTTTGGAATATAGGTCGAGATTCATTAAAAGAAGGTTGGTCAAGAAGTTATGATCACTATCTAAACAAATTTTCAGATTTATTAGATATCGATTGTAATTTGATAATTTTTGGTGACGAAGAATTAGAAAAATTTGTGTTCAATAAAAGAGAGCCCGATAACACACAATTTATTCTCAGAGATATAAGTTGGTTTAAAAACAATGAGTTTTATAATCAAATTCAACAAATAAGAAAAAACCCTAATTGGTATAGTTTAGCGGGTTGGCTTGGGGACTCAACACAAGCAAAATTAGAGATGTATAACCCATTGGTTATGTCAAAAATGTATTTATTAAACGATGCTAGAATATTAGACAAGTTCGATTCTGAAAGTTTATATTGGATTGATGCCGGTCTGTCCAACACGGTAAGTATGAACTATTTCACTCATGATAATGTTTTAGATAAAATAGAATCTTTTGATAAGTTTTTCTTTGTTTGTTTTCCATACAACGCGCACAATGAGATTCATGGATTCGAGTATTCAAAAATGAATGATTATACCAATCAAAAAATTGACAAAGTTGCAAGAGGAGGTTTTTTTGGTGGTCCAAAAAAAACGATCGAGATTCTAAATACGATGTATTATTCTTTAATGCAAGATAGTTTAAACAAAGGATTAATGGGTACTGAGGAAAGTTTATTTACAATCCTACTTTATAATAACCCAACTTTGATTGACTACTTTGAAATATTACCTGATGGTTTATTATACACATTTTTTGAAAATTTAAAAAACGGTTCTGCGGTTTTAAAAAACGCATCCAAAATAAAAGTTGTGAGTAATAATACAAATGGTGAAGTAGGGTTATATGTAATAACATTTAATAGTCCCGAACAATTTGAATTTTTATTAAAATCAATGGATGACTATGATGAAAATATACTGTTGAAAACAAAAAAATATTTATTAAACAATTCTACAGACCCTAACACATTTTCAAGATATCAATCATTATGTGACCAATACGGGTTTGAACACATAAAAAAAGATAACATTGGTATTACAGGAGGTAGGGTTTTTGTTGCAGAACATTTTGACCAATCAGAAATGTCATATTATATGTTTTTTGAAGACGATATGTCTTTTTATTCTGGAAGAAAAGGGGTTTGTAAAAATGGATTTAATCGTTACGTTGAAAACTTTTACAACAAAATGTTATCTATAGTAAAAAAAGAAAATCTCGATTTTTTAAAATTTAACTATACCGAATTTTATGGCAGTCACGAAAAACAATGGTCTTGGTATAACGTACCTCAAACTTTCAGATCTAAACATTGGCCACAGAATCAAAATTTACCAACCCACGGACAAGACCCGAATTCTCCATCGTTAGAATTTAAAAACATTAAATCTGTAGAGGGAATTCCTTATGCGACTGGAGAAATATATCTCTCGAATTGGCCAATTATAATGAGTAAAGAAGGTAATTATAAATGTTACTTGGAAACAAAATTTGCAAATCCTTACGAACAAACCCTAATGTCTCATTGTTACCAAGAAACCGTCAAAGGAAGAATAAAATCGGGGGTTCTTTTGATGACACCAACTGAACATAACAGATTTGACTTTTATGCTGCAGAATTGCGAAAAGAATGTTAGTTGTTATATTTATAAAGAAAACTGTTAATGGATTTCTTTATAAAGAAAAATGCTACGCTTCCTCTTTTAAAAATGCAAGTTATAAAAGATGGGAGAAGTGATTACAACAACATGATGGATTTCATCGAAGAGTCTGCAATATTCTTTTCGATGGTTAACACAGAGACAGGTATTCCAAAGATATCAACAAGACCTTGCGGTTTTGTAGAAAAAATTCTTATCGAGCCAAACGCAAGTCCTGAGTATTATGTTTACTACCAATTTACACCACGAGATACTAGTACTACAGGAAGATACGAAGGTCAATTTTTATTCAGAAATGACCAAGGTACCCTACTTCTTCCAATAAGAGAAAGGTTATACATAAATGTACAAGAAAGTTTCATAGCTGACGATTTGCCTTGGGAAAGTTGTTATGTTATTGAATTCCCTTGTTGTATCGGACCTGGACCACTACCACCATCAATTACGCCTTCACCAACGCCAACACCTGAACCTTCAGTACCTGTACCAACACCAACTCCAAGTGTTTCTCCTGATACAAACCCAACACCGACACCAACGCCAACACAAACTTCAGGATTAACACCAACACCGACACCAACAAGAGGTTTAATACCTACTCCAACACCAACCCCAAGTGCTGCGGTAGCTGGTGTCTCAACAATTTATATGACATTTAAAACTAAACCGATATGTTAAATAGTGAAATACAAAAGTTAATCAATGACTTATACATAACTACACCTGATTATGTGGGTGTAGGTTATGGTCATAAAATAAAAAATGGAGAAATGACAGGGGAAATGGCAATTGTTTTTACAGTCCCAACAAAGTTCCCTGTTGATGTTATACCACAAAATGAACTACTACCAAACGATGATTTTATTGTAAATGGTGAAGTTTTAAAAGTAGACGTTGTTGAGGTGGGTGAAATTAAAACAATGGCTTGTAACCCGACTTGTCTTTTTTGTCATACATTATCAAATCCCTGTCCTAATAGACAATACATAAGACCAATATTAGGTGGAACTATGATTGCTAGTAAAGGTATTGCTCAGTCACTTCCTGCCGGTTCTTATTCTTTGGGTACTTTGGGGTTTGTTGCCGTTGACAATCAAACTCAGGCTTTAGTTGGTGTAACAAATAACCACGTTGTTATACGTGATGCTTTTTATACAAGTCAAAGAAATTTGTCAGGTGTAATTCAAAATGAGTATGATTTAGGTAATACAGGATCAAGAGATGAGGATTTTGTTTATAGTCCATCTAATTCTCCTTGGCCTATCCCGAATGCTTGGAAAATTGGTGAGGTTGTAAGGTATGTGCCAATGTTCTTGACTGGTGGTGTAAATAAAGTAGATGGGGCATTAATATCTTTGGACTGTGCTCCTGTTGTAAGTATACCTGGTTCTTCACAACAATTTGGGATAAGTTATGGGTCTCCCTATCCCTTTGCAACAACCTCTGAAATAAACAATCTCTTATCTACAAATCCGATGTTGTTTAGTTCTGGTGCTAGAACCGGTGTTAAACAAGGATTACCGTGCCCTTTGAGGGTTTTTGCAGTTGGTGTTACCATACCTGTTGGGGGTTTTAAATTACAAGGTAGTGTACAGACTGTAACATTTACAGATGTAATACAGTTTGTTAGACCAGAAAATGACCCGAATTTAGCAACTGTATGTCCACACCCAATTGACGGTGGAGACTCAGGTTCAGCACTAATTGCCAACTTTTCGGGGGTTCAAAAAATAATTGGTTTAGTTTTTGCCGGTGGGTATACTGTTGGGTTTGCGTGTAGAATTGATCACGTTGCCGCAGAACTTAACATTTCTTCTTGGGACGGTACAAGTAAACCGTTAGTTGACCCTGACACTATAGATTATATTACGGTTGCGGGAGGTAATAGTATTAAAACCCAAATATGTTCAGGAACAACTTATTGGCAAGTCGGAGCAAGTAATTTGTCAAATACTTGTGCTAATGCCGTGTCTTTAACTTTATATGCAAATTACACCGAAGGTTCGGTTGTCTGTGATTATGTTTTAGAAGCTTCAAGCGCTGTTAATTTTGATTACATTTTCAGTTGTTCCAATGTTTTGACCACTATAAATGGTGAACCAATTGTGATCAACCCAACTATCGAAATTAAAAGTAACACTACGGTTGGAACTTACAAAGAAACTGTTGCCAGAAATTATGATGATTTAACAAAACAAACGGATTTTGGAACTTTCCAATTGAATTACCCGCCTCTTGAAGAGTTGGAAATCACATTGGAAATTATTTCTTTCTTTGGTCCCGAAACCACACCTACACCAACACCAACAAAATCTGCAACGCCAACCCCAACACCAACCAAAACACCAACTAAGACGCCGACACCAACACCAACTCCCACACCTACAATGACTCCAGAGCCTCTGTTTGTTTATTATAGTGTTTCAAGTTGTGCTGATTTTGAAATTAGGGTTGCAAAGTTTTCTTTAACTCCACCTTATTTTGTACCAATAGTTGGTTACACTTATTATTTAACAACAGACTTTGCTGATTTTGATGCTTGTTATAATATTCTTAACATTACGACAGGTCCAGAAACTTTCACCGTTACAAACATGTCCACAGAATATGTTGATTGTGGAACTTGTCAATCATAATTTGACAAGAGTAATTTTTACTCCTATATTTATTTACGAAGGTAAATGCCGACCTTATTCGGTAGCTAATACACCAAAAGTAAATAACTATGATATCACAAGAAGAAATTGAACAATTTCTTCAGGGAAATGATCCTGAAGAATTCATCGTATCGGTAGAATACGATTACTTATCCGACAAGATTTTTAAAATTAAAGAAGTTCCTGAAAAAGGAAAACAGATCCAACGAGATACATTGATATCTTTTGCTTGGGTAGGAGATCTACGTAATCTTAACTTCTATTCAAAATCCAAAGCATTACAAAAAGAAGCCATGACAAAACATGGTATTATTATAGAAAAACTACGAACTGATGGTAATGATCGTTTAGAACGTGGTTTAACATTTCTTGTTAAGTCCATGAAAGGTTATAGAAACCTGATTCAGTTCTTTAGAGAAGGTGGGGTAGATCCTTGGGGTGAAAATGTAAGAGACCTCATCATGGTATTACCTCCCGTTGAACAATACCTCATCTCAAAAGAAAAAAGATTATTCAAAGGTTTTGAGGAATACAACGACATTACGAGGATGGTATTTGACCTTGAGACGACCTCACTTGAGCCCAAGGATGGTCGTATCTTCATGATCGGAATCAAAACAAACAAAGGATTCAAAAAAGTTATTGAGTGTACCAACGAAGACGAAGAACGTAGAGGTATTACGGAGTTCTTTAATATTATTGAGGAACAAAAACCTTCCATTCTTTCAGGGTACAACTCATTTAACTTTGACTGGTATTGGATTTATGAAAGATGTAAAATTTTAAATCTTGATATTAAACGAGTTGCAAAATCTCTTAACACTGAGAAATCTATTTCACAAAAAGAGTCAATGTTGAAACTTGCAAACGAGGTAGAGAAATTCACTCAAACTCAAATGTGGGGTTACAATATTATTGATATTCTACATTCAGTTAGAAGAGCTCAGGCGATTAACTCAAACATCAAAGAAGCTGGTTTGAAGTATATTACCAAATATATTGAGGCTGAGGCTACTGATCGTATTTATGTTGAGCATAACAAAATTGGGTCAATGTATCGTGAGAAAGAAGAGTATTGGTTAAATATTGAAAATGGTAAATATAAAAAAGTTGGGGTAGACCCAAAGATTGATGATATCTGTGGTAGACATTCTAAAGTGTATATCAAAACAACTGGGGACGACATTATTGAGCGTTATCTTGACGATGACTTGGAAGAAACTCTATTGGTTGATGAAGAATTCAACCAAGGTTCATTCTTGTTGGCATCACTTCTTCCAACAACATATGAAAGAGTTTCAACGATGGGTACTGCAACATTATGGAAAATGTTGATGTTAGCTTGGTCTTATAAACATGGACTTGCAATTCCTTCTAAAAACGACAAAGGGAACTTCGTAGGAGGACTTTCTCGTCTAATTCGAACAGGATACTCAAAGAATGTATTAAAACTTGACTACTCGTCTCTATACCCGTGTATTCAGTTGGTACATGATGTATTCCCCGAGTGTGATGTCACAGGTGCGATGAAAGGTTTACTATCCTACTTCCGTAACACTCGTATCAAATACAAACAATTATCTGAGGAATATGCGACTATTGACAAAAAGAAATCAACTTCTTATGACCGTAAACAATTACCAATTAAGATTTTCATCAACTCGATGTTCGGTGCGTTGTCAGCTCCACAAGTTTTTCATTGGGGTGACATGGATAAAGGTGAGATGATTACTTGTACAGGTCGTCAGTATCTTCGTATGATGATTAATTTCTTTATGGATCGTGGTTATACACCTTTGGTAATGGACACGGACGGTATTAACTTCTCGGTTCCTGAAAGGGTAGAGGAAAGAAAGTATGTTGGTAAAGGTCTGAATTGGAAAGTTGTTGAGGGTAAAGAATATGTAGGTGAAGAAGCTGATGTGATGGAGTTTAACGATCTTGCGATGAGGGGTGAGATGGCTCTTGATACTGATGGTCAATGGCCGGCGTGTATTAACTTGTCACGTAAGAACTACGCTCTTATCACTGCAAAAGGTAAAATCAAACTTACAGGAAACTCAATTAAATCTAAAAAAATGCCAATCTATATTGAAAAGTTCTTGGATAAAGGTATTAAATTACTCCTTGATGGTAAAGGACAAGAGTTTGTTGAATGGTATTACGAGTATGTACAACAAATTTTTGACTTACAAATTCCTTTGATGGATATTGCAAACAAGGCAAAAGTAAAACAAAGTATTGATGACTACATTATTCGTAGTAAACAAACAACAAGGGCAGGAAGTTTAATGTCTCGTCAGGCACACATGGAACTTGCAATTAGGGAAGGTCTTAATGTTAATCTTGGTGATGTAATTTTTTATGTTAACAACGGAACTAAAGTATCCCACGGAGATGTTCAGAAAGTTAACAAACCAAAGAAAGGTTGGTCCCAAGAACATATTGACACTTACGGTGGAACTATTCCTAATAACTTAGATTCTATAATTCAGTTGAACTGCTACCGTATTGACCCTTTGGATTTAGAAAATAACCCAACAATGAAAGGCCAGTACAACATCCAAAGAGCAATTGCAACATTTAACAAAAGGGTGGAGCCATTACTTGTCGTATTCAAACAAGAAGTAAGAAACGGATTGTTAGTTAAGAATCCTGAAGACAGACCTTTTTTTACTAAAGATCAGTGTGAACTAATCAATGGACAACCTTTCGATGAAAGTGATCAAGATAAGTTGGAAGACGTGATGGAAATCTCAGATGAAGAAATGTTGTTTTGGAATAGGGTCGGTGAAACTCCATACCACATGTACAAAAATGCCGATGAGTTTATGTGGAAATATCTACCTGACCAAAAATTATTCAAGCTTGAGTCCGTCTGAAGATAGTATGTACCAAACGTTCTCTACAACTTGGAAGGTCACACAAGCCCCTTTTGAAAGTAATATTTCATCCCACTCTTCGTCAATTTTGTTTTGATCGGGTATGACTTTACAATTGGTTAATGTTTTAATTGTTATTTTTTGATTTTTTTCAGAGTTGAGTAAAAATTCACAAAAATCAATTTCTTTTATTATTGTTAACTCCTCACCATTACTTTGATAATGTGATTGTTTAACAATTGAGGTAAAAGTTGATTTCAAGGTTTCAGGTATATCCCCCTTTATTATTACTTTTCTATGTGGTTTTCGACCTTTCATATTTCAAATTACATATATCTGTCTTGGCATTGCCCTAAATTTAAGTTGTTTGTTAAGATTTTCTGCCAACAACGCTTCTCTTTCCATAACCTTTTCAGGTTTCAACCTTGTTAATCTACCTTCTGCACCTGTTAGTTCTTCAATTAATTTAGTTTTTTCGTCTTTTGCCTCAGTACCCAATGACGTATAATCCATGGTCAAATCACCTTCGGGTGTTTTGAGACTTCCGCTAAATTTACCCCTTACTCTAGAAAGGGTTTCTTTACAATATGCAGTGAACCATCTTCTAACCCAAATCTGTGCAGGGTTATTTAGTTCGTACCAACTAATTTTTTCGAATGGTATGTCGGAAGGTAATTTAATTATATCAGGATTGTCTTTTAAACATTGATCTCTGTCACCATCACCTATATCATAGTACCAATACCAAACTCTACCTTGCATCAATTCTGCATTACCAAAGTCAAATTTACCGCCAGGTGTGTTCATTAGATGTAGTGCTTTTTTACCTTCAGGTAGTGCTGTAATTCTATAGGTCATTTCACCCGCTATGATTCTTCTTTGAATGTTAATCTCTTGCATTCTAAGTAACATGTCAAATGCCGGCATCAAAAAATAACTACCTGACATGTTTCCCATTTGTGCGTAACCTGCAGGACCTGAAATACCACCACCTGCAATACCACCGAATGCCCAAGGGTCAAACATTAAATTATTTAATGTTGGTGGTGTGAACCATAAAATTTCATTTAATTCTCTGTTTGCTGGAATTTCATAAATTTGTTGGTTTGGTACTAATTGGACATAATCTTTTTTCATAACCCAATCTCCGCCGGCTTGTAGACCAACAATTTTAGAATATGCGTAAGTGTATCTTGTTTCATAATCTAAACTTTTTGTAAGAAACGCTCTTGATAAAGATTGTGTATCCAAGTTTAAATTATAAAGTGATGTCCATTGTGATTCTATCAACCAATCTTGTACGTATTGTGAATAATCGTCAATAGAATATTCTAAAAGAGTATCCATCATTTCGTCCTCTAACTCAACTGATCTAAGAGGGGCACCTAATAAATGTCTCACTTTTTGATAAAATTCTGATCTTTCTGGTTCGTTGATTACTGCCATCGCTTTTTTCTATAAATATCTTTTACTTAAAAAATCAATTTTTGTTTTTTTCTTTTGAAATTTTAGTGGTGTATAGTTCATCCACAAATTCCCAATTTACTGAATCCCAAAATTTTTTGATGTACTCATCTCTTTTATTTTGGTATTTCAAATAATATGCGTGTTCCCAAACGTCCAATCCCAATAATGGGTATCCACCGCCTTTTACGATGTTCATCAAAGGATTATCTTGATTAGGTGTCGACATAATTTTCAACTTATTATCATTACCAAGATATAACCACGCCCACCCCGAACCGAATCTGTCTTTAGCGGCTTCGTTGAACTCATCTTTCATTTTTTTTATGTTACCAAAATCTTGATTTATTTTTTTCAAAATTTCACCTTTGGGTAGTTGTTTTGTTGGTGACAACATTTTCCAAAATAAAGCATGATTAAAGGCACCGCCAGCATTATTTCTGACTTTATCGTCAAATTTATTAATCGATTTAATGATTTCCTCTAAACTCAAATCCCCTTTTTTGTCCTTTAAGAATTTGTTTAGTTTGTCCACATAACCTTTGTAATGTTTATTATAGTGAACGTTCATGGTTTTGGAATCAATAAAACGTGATAAAGAAGAATAAGAGTATGGTAGTTTTTCGATCCCTATTTTTTTCATTTCAACTATTAAATTTTCTTTAATAGTTTCCCTTTCCTCGAAAAGAATTTGTTCTTGGAGTATTCCTAATTTGGTGTTTATAGTTTTAGACTCATACATCATATGTTCTAAATCAGGATACTTTTTTTCAAACTTTTTAATTAATTGTCCCGCAAATGCGTTTGCTTCATCTTCATTTTGACCACCAATATCTGGCCCTTTTTTTCTGTTTAGAATTAAGCGTTGGTGTTCATGAACCCACTCATGAGACAGGGTTCTCATTATGTCTCTGTTTAGTCTTCCTTTTGCTAAAACTTTTATTTCTGATCCTTCAGTTCTTGATCCAGTCGACATTTGACCTTCTCTGTCACCCAAAAATCGCACCTTGATGTCTTTTTTTAATGGGTACTCGGATTGCAAAAACTTTAAAAATTTTTCAATAAATTCTTTATCCGAATCTTTAAATTTTGTGTCTTTGAATAAAATAGATACTTTCATTAATGATAAATATCATCAACGTGACTTATTGATAAGAAATAGTATTTCCTCAACAACATCACCACTATTTTCCATTTGTTGATCTCCCATTACGGTTCGAATAATTTCTTTCTTTTTATTTAAAATGTCGTAGATTGCCGCTTCAATTGTGTTGTCAAAAAGTGGATAGTAAACTAAAACATTCGATTTTTGACCATAACGATAAGCTCTGTCTTCTGCCTGTGAATGTTCTGCAGGTACAAAAGATAGGTCATTCATAATTACAACTTCAGCCGAAGTTAAAGTAAGACCTACACCTGCGGCTTTTAAATTACCAACAAATACTTTTATTTTTTCATCGTTTTGAAAAGAATCAACCGCTTGTTGACGCATCGCATTGGTACAACTACCGTCAAGATAAACCGCTTGTTTACCAAAGTGTTGGTAAATTGTTTGTAATGAGTCCGTGAAATTAGTAAAAATTATAACTTTTTTTCCCTGATCGATAATGTTCTCGACAAATTCGATAGTTTGGTTTACCTTCTCGTTCGCTATTACTTTTCTAACTTTCATTAGTTTTGAAAACTGAACTGTAAGAGAAGAAGACTCGTCGGGGTTTTTATCATACCAATCGTAATATTCACCCATTAACTCTTCATATTGTTTTGATTGTAATCTTAAATAAATTGGTGTAATGATTTTGTCAGGTAGATCTAAAACCTCTTCTTTCAGTCTTCGTATAATTTGTTTTGATGTTCTCTCCCTTAACTCCTCTAAATTCGAGGCTCCCGTTACGTTCCAAACTTTTCTGTTACCAGCTTTGAATTGATATCCTTGACAGTATCGAATTGCGTACGCCATCCAATTTTGAGCAACAGGACTTTCGATTATATTTAGAAGATTATAATAATTCATAGGTCTTGATGTCATTGGAGTTCCAGTCAACAACCATACTCTATTAATTTTTTTTACAAAACTATTAATTAACTTCGTTCTTTGTGCCTGAACATTAGAGATCATGTGTGCCTCATCTAAAATTACTAAATCAAAATTTGATTTTAACAATAAAGATTCATCTTTTTTCTTAGGGTCAGTTGTGTGAAAATTTTTCAGTATGTCATAGTTAACAATAACAAAATCTGATTCTGTTGAATATTTTTTACCTTCCGAAATAAAAACGGGTCTGTCTGAATAGTTTGAAATTTCTCTTTGCCAATTAATTTTAAGAGATGCTGGACAAACTATTAATATTTTTTTTGCTCCTGTTTCTAAAGCGGCAATAATTGTTGAGGTTGTTTTTCCAAGACCCATGTCATCTGCCAATATAAATCTTTTTGATCTTACCAACTTTTCAATTGCTTCTTTTTGGTGATTTAATGGAGGTCTATGACTATATTTCGAGTAGTCTATTTCCACTTTTTCTACTGTATGTGTTTTAATCAAAGCAGATTTAGGAACCCAAAATTCAGACAAAGGATCATTTTCAAAAAACTTACCCCAAACATGATAAGATTTTTCTTTTTCAACTAACAACTTTTCGATAAAGATCTTATCAGGAGTTTCTATAAGATATTTTTCTTCAGCAAACTTTTTTGCAAAGTAACTATCCAAGTCAACCCACTTTCTCGCAACTTTAGGTCTGGTATCATGATAGGTTATGATGTAGTCCGCTTGTGATCTTGTAAGGTAAAACTTTTTGGAAACTAATTTTTTATTTTTTAGGTATAGGATATAGTTATTTGCCCCCGAGTATGACTCGAGCATTTCCAATGATTTGTGTTCTAAAAGTGTTTGTATATTTTCCAATACTACTTTTTAATAAAAATACTAAAAAAAAAGATATTTATCAATAAATGAGTTTATGAACGGTAAAGTTCCTATTACAAGGTTAGGTAAATTTTTTGGGAGTCAGGACTTTGATTTAGAAATAGATATGGGTCAAGAGTGGTTAATAGGTGATATGAATTTCACTTGTGTACTATATCGTGTTGATAAAAACAAAACCAAAGTAGACGACGTTTATGGTGAGGCTTTAGAGGATGGAATTAAATTTCTACCCCCTGTAGAGTTTAATGCCTACATAACAATCGCTCAACCAACTTCTGCGAAAATTGGATCTTCAAAAATACAACAATCGGAACCTGGAAACATTTCAATTTACGTTTACATTAAAACTTTAGAAGATCTAGAGATTGATGTAAATTTAGGTGATTACATAGGTTATTACGATTCAGAAAATTTTGTTAGATATTACACAGTTGTAGACGACGGACGTGTATACTCTGACTTGAAACACACTTATAAAGGGTATAAACCTTTCTACAGATCAATAATTGGTTCATACGTTGGTCCGAATGAATTTCAATCAATTTAATTATGGCGTTACCAAATAAAAAAGTTAAACCTTATTTACCAATAAAATATCCAAAAACCCTTTTGGCGAGAAGATACCAAATGGCGGATATGATTTCTGAAGATGGTACTTATCTTCCCAAATCACTTTTACATGCCGATTTAGATAGAGGGTTTTTAGATTTTGTCAAAGGTTCTTTGGAGACAATAGTTGAAGGACAAAAAATTCCTGTGGTTGATATATTGATAACTTCACAAAATTGGTCTCAGTTTGTTGAAACTTGGGATTTTCAAAATATTGATAAAAACGTTGAGCCCCCATTTATTACAACCATAAGAATTCCTGAAGTGAAATATGGTAATAATCCATCTGTGACTTATAATATCCCAAACAGAAGAACTTATTATTATATGCAAGTTCCTACTTGGGATGGTCAGAGAAACGGGATGAACATTTATAAAATTCCACAACCAGTCCCAATTGACATCAAGTTCCAAGTGGCTATTGTTTGTAATCGAATGAGAGAAATAAATAAATTTAATCAAATTGTTAATCAAACTTTTGCATCTCGTCAGGCTTATCAAGTAATTAAGGGTCATTATATTCCAATTATTAATGATGGTATTACTGACGAATCAGTTATGGATGTTGACAAAAGAAAGTATTACATACAAAAATATGATTTTACTATGATGGGATTTTTGATGGACGAAGATGACTTTGAAGTATCTCCCGCAATATCAAGAACATTTACAATGATTGAAACAGACCTTAGAAACCAAGTGAAAAACAAAAGAAGACCTGTATCAAACACACCAAAAGAAACAATATTCAATTACCAAGTTTCTGCAGTCACCGCATCTACAATATTTGAATATACTTGTGATTTGAACTTGATTGAGTCGACTAACGTATCTTCCTTTGATGTTTACATTAATAACCTGTATTATGGGTTAGACCAAGAATACATTCAAATCAATACTAAAGACGAGTTAAAAATTGAAATCGTTCCTTCGGTTATATCCTCAGAATCAAAGTTAATCTTTAATGAAAATTTGCTTTAATTTTCTCCGTAGATATCTTTTTTATCTTTACACTTTTCCAATATAAGAGATTCTAAAAATCTATACATTTTTATTCCTCTTTTATCACAATATTTTTTCAGGACTTCGTGAACTTCGGAGTCAATCTTAAGGTTTTTTATCTTCTTGTTATCTTTGGACATAGGGCAGAAAAAAGGCAGAATAAAATCTTACCAAAATATAAATAGTTTTTATTATGTAAAGTTTTTACAGAAACTGTGAATATTTATTAAAGAAAATAAATAAAAATTTGAATTAAAATTATGGCTACTTCATCTAACAGTAAGGTTTTTGTCTCACCAGGAGTCTATACATCAGAAGTTGATCTAAGTTTTGTTGCTCAAAGTGTTGGTGTTACCACACTTGGTGTTGTAGGGGAAACTATTATCGGACCTGCTTTCGAACCAATTTTCATAACGAACTATGATGAGTTTACAACTTATTTTGGGGGTGTATCTCCTGAAAAATTTGTTAACACACAAATACCAAAATATGAAGCTGGATACATTGCTAAAGCTTATCTACAACAATCCAATCAATTGTTCGTTACAAGAATATTAGGACTTTCTGGGTATGACGGAGGACCATCTTGGTCAATTACCACAACGGCAAATGTTGATTGCTCAACAATCGACGTTTGGTGTTTATCAGGAGCAACAATTGATTGTGTTCCTGTTTGTCTATCCGCTAAAACTGAAACATTTATCATCCCTTTTACGGCATGTTCTAACTCAGTCACAACAGTTGAGTTCCAAGGAACCTTCCCTTCGGAAATCGCAAACTTATTGAATACTCCATATACAACTGGTGATGGAGGAACTTCAACAATTGGAACACAACTTCAAGACTTGGTTTTTGATGTGATCACCGATCCACTACCTTTTGATGCTGAAGATCATACAATTTCTTATTTTGGTTCGATTGAAGATGGTGATTATAATACATTGGATGCTATTTTCACAGCTTCTACAAATGTTTACAATGTACCAAATATTGGTTTCTCAGCAAACACTTTGTGTTCAGGATTCAATGATCCTTGGTATTACTCACAATTCGAACACGAATTAAACGGAAATGGGTATACAGGATTCTCTTTCTTTTCAATTGTACAGAATCTTCAGTATTTGTATCCTACACCAACATCAACACCGTTGGCTTCAGTAACACCTACACCAACACCATCTCCTCAGAACCCATGTATTACACCATCGGCTCATGTTAACCCAACACCAACACCATCTCCAGTCCCTGTAAACTGTTACTCAGGTGAGCTACACATTAAAGTGTACTATTACACAGGAACTTCATATACACAATATGATGATGTTGTAGTTGGAACTTTCAGATCGAGAGGTATTTCATACTACACAAGTTCTGAAAACCCAACTTATGAGATTACTGGTCTTACCAATGTTAACATTGATATGACAGGACAGTATGTTTCAGTATTAAAAAATCCTTATGAGAAATTTGCAATTAACTGTACTAATAGATATGGACAACAATATACTTTTGAAACTTCATTCTCTCAAAATGACCCAAGTTATGTTACAAAAGTATTTGGAGTTACAAACTTCCAAAAACCTCGTTTAGAAGTTCCATTATTCTGTGAAGAAAGATTCCAATCATGGTTGAACTACGGGTGGAAAAAAGGATACATCAGAGGTTTGAACCCAAGTCTTGTAAGATTAGATTCAGCACAAAGTGGAAATGTGCACTCAATCGGATGGTACTTAGACAGATACCAAACTCCGAGTTCTCCATGGGTTGTGTCCGAACTTAGAGGTAATAAAGTATTCGACTTATTTAAAGTTTATACTATCTCTGATGGTGATGGAGCAAATACTCTACTTAAAGTGTCGATCGCAGACGTATCTTTCTCTAATAACAACTTTACACTATTAGTAAGAGATTATTTCGATACAGATTCTAACCCTGTTGTGTTAGAAAAATTTACAAATTGTTCTATGGATCCAAATCAAAACAACTTTATTGGTGTTAAAATTGGTACGGTAGATGGTGAGTATAATTTAAACTCTAAATACATTATGATTGAGATTCATGAGGACGCTCCTATTGATGCTCTTCCATGTGGATTTAACGGTTACAATTTCAAATTGTATCAAGGAGGAAAACCACCGTTCCCAATTATCAAAGCAAAATATGACTTTCCTGGTGAAGTTATTTGGAATCCGCCCTTTGGTTTGAGTACTGGAGTTGACGATGTTATCGTTAGTTCCGGTGACAACATCAGAAGGACTTACTTAGGTATTGGAAACTTCTATGGTTGGGATCCAAGTTATTATGAGTATATTGGAAAGAGAAATCCGAACAATACTTGTGATATTGACGGAATTGATTGGAACTACAGATCATCAGGTTTCCACATGGACAAAAACGCTTCTGGTATTACATTAGGTGCAGCATTCAGTACAAGTGGTGACCCAAGATTTATCTGTGGTAGTTCAACTTTCGATCAAGAACCTCAATTACCAACAAATGATTATTACAGATTGTTCTCAAGAAAATTCACATTCTTGGTTCAAGGAGGGTTCGATGGATGGGATATTTATAGAGAATATAGAACTAACTCAGACCGATTCGAATTGGGAAGAACAGGATACCTTTACGGAGCATGTCCTGACAACAGATATCCGAATGCAACTGGTTGGGGAGCATTCAAACAAATCGCAATTGGTGATGGTACACAAGACTATGCAAACACTGACTTCTACGCATATCTTTTAGGTCAACAAACATTTGCAAACCCTGAATCAGTTAATATAAATGTTTTCACAACTCCAGGTATTGATTTCTCAAACAATAGTAACTTGATAGAAAGAGCAATTAATATGATTGAGTTTAACAGAGCGGATTCACTTTATGTAACTACATGTCCTGATTACAACTTGTTCTTACCAACTACAACTGGTGTTGATGGATTAATTTACCCTCAAGAAGCGGTTAACTTGTTAGAAGATACAGGTATCGACTCTAACTATACCGCAACTTATTACCCCTGGGTATTAACAAGAGACAGTGTTAACAACACTCAAATCTACATCCCACCAACTGCTGAGGTAACAAGAAACTTGGCATTGACAGACAACATTGCGTTCCCATGGTTCGCTGCGGCGGGTTACACTCGTGGTATTGTTAATTGTATCAAGGCTCGTAAGAAGTTGACACAAGAAGATAGAGATGTTCTTTATACAGGTAGAATAAACCCAATCGCAACTTTCTCTGATGTTGGTTGTGTAATTTGGGGTAACAAAACTCTACAAATTAGAGAATCAGCTCTTGATAGAATCAATGTTAGAAGATTATTGTTACAAGCACGTAAGTTGATTTCAGCAGTATCTGTAAGATTATTGTTTGAACAAAACGACGCACAAGTAAGACAAGACTTCTTAAACGCTGTAAACCCAATCTTAGATTCGATTAGAAGAGACCGAGGTCTATATGACTTTAGAGTTACACTTTCTAGTGATCCACAAGATATCGACAGAAACCAAATGACAGGTAAAATTTATATTAAACCTACACGTTCACTTGAGTTTATCGATATTACGTTCTTTATTACACCGACTGGAGCTTCTTTCGAGAACATCTAAAAAACAATGAAAAAGGAAAAAGGGGGGTCTTCCCCCTTTTTTTATTTATAGGATATTTATTATTATGGATTATAAAAAATTAGTAAGAGGTATTATATCAGAAATAATACAAGACCAACTGACACCAACAATGAAGTATTATGCATTTGATTGGGATGATAATCTTATGTATATGCCAACAAAGATTTACTTAAAAGATGACAATGGTCAAAGTGTTGGTATGTCCACGGATGATTTTGCGGAGTATAGAACTGAAATTGGAAAAGAACCTTTTGATTACGATGGACATACCATTGTTGGTTTCGATAACGACGCATTTCGTGACTTTACGGTAACGGGTGATAAAAAATTTTTAGTGGATTCTATGAAAGCCCCAACGGGTCCAGCATGGAGTGATTTTGTGGAGGCAGTAAATGATGGATCAATTTTTGCAATAATTACCGCAAGAGGACATACACCAAGTATATTAAAAACTGCAATATATCAACTTATTAAAAAAAATATGCACGGATTAAATAAAGATGAGTTAGTAAAAAACCTTCGAAAGTATCGTGAAATGAATGACGAGGAAGATTTGTCTGATGAAGAATTAATCCAATCTTATTTAGAAATGTGTAAGTATCATCCTGTTAGTTTCGGTGAGGGTTCGGCCGCCAATCCCGAAGAACTTAAAGTAAGTGCGATGAAACAGTTCATGGAATATGTTAGAACACTATCTCAAAGACTACAAGAAAAGGCTTACCTTAAGAACAAAATAAGTAATTACTTTGTACCTTATGTTGGTTTTTCAGATGACGACTTAAAGAATGTACAAGCAATGAAGAAACATTTTGATGACGAATCTGGTTTAGATATCTATCATACAGGAGGAGGTAAAAAAACTAAATTTTAATTAAAACTAGGCTTATAAAAGTTATAACTTTAAAAATTATTGAAGTAAATAGAAAAAATTTAAAATGAATATATTTATAATAAAAATAAAAAGAAAAATTAAAAAATAAGACATGGCTGATTTACTAATGAAAATGCCGATTCCCTACGAACCGAAAAGGGAGAACCGTTGGATTCTAAGATTCCCTTCATCACTTGGTATTAATGAGTGGTACGTTGAAACAACATCAAGACCGAAACTTACAATCGGTTCGACAGAGATACAGTTTTTAAATACTTCAACATATGTTGCTGGTAGATTTAATTGGCAAGAGTTAGGGGTGACATTTAGGGATCCAATTGGACCTTCAGCTTCACAAGCGGTTATGGAATGGATCCGTTTATGTGCTGAATCAGTTACAGGTCGTATGGGTTATGCAGCAGGTTACAAAAAAAATGTTGACCTTGAAATGTTGGACCCAACAGGAGTTGTTGTTGAAAAATGGATTTTAGAAGGATGTTTTCTTCTTGGTTACGATGGGGGTTCATTGTCTTATGCAACAGATGGTATTGCAAAAATTACTTGTAATATGAGAATGGACCGTTGTATTTTAGTTTATTAATAAATTAATATAATAATATAAACCGTATACTTTACAGTGTACGGTTTTTTTTTACCTTTTAAAAAAAAAACTATGGAAACATCAGACGAATACAAATATGGTCAACAAGATTTTAATTTACCACACGACGTGGTACAGTTACCTTCAGGTGGGATTTTCTACCCATCCAAAAAAAAATCGGTGAAAGTTGGTTACCTAACCGCAGCTGACGAAAATGTAATTGCAAATTTAGGTCTTAAAAAAAGTGTCAAGGAATCAATAATTCTCCCACTTCTTAGAAATAAAATTTATGAAAAAGATTTGAGACCGGAAGAACTTTTAGATTGTGACATTGAAGCAATTTTAATTTTCTTGAGAAACACATCGTTTGGACCAAGTTATGAGGCTCAACTAGAAGACCCAATGACGGGGAAAAAGTTTAATTTTGAATTTAGTTTAGAAGAATTAAATATGAAAAGAACTAAAACCCAACCAGATTCTGATGGTTTGTTCTCTGTTGAATTACCAATTACAAAAAAAATTGTAAAGTTGAAACCTCTAAACTTGAAAGATAATATTGATTTAGACAACACAATATCATCATATCCTATAGATAGAGTTCCTCCTACCGTAACTTTAAAATTGAGTAGACAAATAGTTGAGATTAACGGAAAACGTGATTTATCTGAAATATCTGTTTTTTCAGAAAACATGCCAATTGCTGATTCTAAGTTTATAAGAAAATTTCTTAATGAAAATGAACCCGGTTTAGATTTAACCAAAACAACAACAGCCCCGTCAGGAGAAAAGGTGAATTTCAATATCGCCTTTGGGGTGGAGTTTTTTCGGCCTTTCTTTGGAGTATAAAAAAAATATACTAGACGAACTTTATTTTTTATCCAAACACATGAATTTACAATATTCTGAGTTTTGGAAAGTCCCAACTTTTGAAAGAAAATATTTTATTCAAAAAATAATTGAACTACACAAAACTTGAGATAAAGTATTTATCAAATAAAACATGTTTTTCAACGACCAAGAAGATTTTAGAAAACTTTATGAAGAACAAAAGAAGAAATACCAAGGAATTGAGGAATTTATTTCAGGGGGTAACAGAGGTATATCGTTACAACAAAATTTATTCAACTCATATGCTAGCACTGTTATTCCAACAACTAAAACAATCAGTGAAGCTTACTCAGCTGCAGTCAAATCCCTACTAGATTTTGAAACACCACTAAAATTTACAATTGAGGAATCTAACAAAATACAAAAAGCATTTGGTTTATCTCGAGAGAGAATTGATGATTTTAAAGTATCGTTAGCTAACGCTGCCCCTGAATTATTAAGAATGGGTGTTGGTGCTGATGAGGCCAAAGATATTATAGTTGACGTTGGAAATGCGTTTGGTAACACTGGAGTTATTGGAAAAGAGGCAATAACAGAGTTGGCTGCAACAACAAAACTTACAGGTATTGAAACGTCAAAATTGGCGACCAATTTTAGAGAAGTCGGAATCTCAATATATGATGTAGGTGACACAATGAAAGAGGTTGCTAATTACGCAAAAAGTGTTGGTGTTTCTGTTAAAGCAGTTTC